GGTTTTTTTACGGTCATTTGATGCGATTAATTTTTTTACTCCAATAGATAACAGCCAAAATGCCCGAAATAATACCAAGAATCCCCACGCCAAAGGTAACCAAAGGTTGATAAATTTGAGCAAAAGTGATGACCGCTGATGAACCGGTGATGGCGGTGGCGATTGCTGCGGTGGTGTCATTGAGATTCTTCATTAGTTACATATTGGGTTAATCCAAGTTAATGTGTTTTCGTCCCAAGTCCATAGACATCCATCGTTTGGATAAGGTGTAGGTGGTTGCCAAAGGCAGTCCGCATCCAATGTCCAACTTGGGAATGGTTGTGGTGATGAGAAATTGTCTTTATCAGGGTAATAAATAAACCCAACACCAGCAAAGTTTTTACCTTGCGTATTGTAGTAAGTTCGCACCCATTCACCGCCAAAAGTATCAATACACCATTCAACGGAATCGGCAACGATTACTTCCAAAACTATGTTATTTTCTAATTTAGCAACTTGCATATTATGTAGGATATGAGATTATTACTATACCGCTTCCGCCGTTTCCTCCGTTTGAACCGTTAAATAAATACATACCGCCGCCACCACCACCAGTGTTTGCAGTTCCGTTTGTTGCGGCTGGTGTTATATTGTATTTTTCACCATCACCACCACCACCTAAACCTCCAGTACCTTTAGTTCCAATACCACTACCACCTCCGCCTCCCGCATAATATTGAGATGACCCACTAATAGAATAACTTAATCCAACCCCACCATTTCCGCCATTAGCTGGAGTTGTTGTAGCGTTTTGCCCAATTTGTGAAGCACCGCCACCGCCACCGCCAGCAGATGTTCCATTATTACCTATTCCGCCATTATTTCCTTGTCCAATTGTACCTGTTCCTGCAATATTACCAGGTTCTCCATTTCCACCACCACCACTGCCTCCGTTTTTGCCATTTATTGAAGATGTTACTCCACCCCGACCTCCTCCTACAGCTGTCAATGAATCAAATACTGAATTGTTTCCGTTTGTATTACCTCCAGAATTAGAAGTTGGCTTTACTCCTCCACTACCTACTGTGATAGTATAAGCACTTATAGAAATAGATTTAGCAGCATCATATAATAAGCCACCCGCACCACCCCCACCACCAGAATAAGCACCTCCACCACCACCTCCGGCAACAACTAATGCTTCAACTGTTGCTCCAAGTGATGCATCTATCACATTAAAAGTGCCTGAACTTGTAAAGGTGTGAATAGTGCGACCACCCGAATAGGTAATTGTGCCACCTGTTGCAACAATAAATTGAATGTTTTGACTACCAATTAACCCCAATTGCGTAGGCAATTGCCCAGCGACTAACTTGTCACCAAACAATTTCTCATTAAAGCCACGCATTATACCAAAGTCAGGCATATCAATAATCTCCTTTTACTGCAAAACAATTAACTCCATCAGTCACGGCAACCGTAATTCCAACCTTTACAACTTGCCCAGTTTTTAATTGCAAGTCCGAATAGGCAGTCACTTGCCTTTGTGATGTTGCAGTAGTTGAAGCGGTAACAGCTGGTAAAGCAATTTCGTCAAACAACTTAAAATTCGCCCCAGTTGAGTCACTCACAAAAATCAAAACCAAAGTTGGAGCATTTGTTCCAGCAACCTTCGCTCCAATCTGCGTAATCTTCGTGCCGTTTGTGGCAGCGGTTAAAAGTGTGACGGTGTTTGTCATTGTCGCACCTGTTCTATCCGTTGTTGCATCCGTAACGGTTGCGAATGCGAGTTCAGGGGATAGTGCGAATATGGGTGATGTATTTGCAGGCATAGTTTAGTAGTTGTAGAATAGGTATAAATCCCCACCCGTTGAAGGTGGAATGTTTAAGTTTGTCAAATTGCTTCCATCAACCGCTGGAAGTTTAGCGGATGAATCTAATTGAACGAGTTTGTTGGCGGTGTTAAACGTGTTTCCTTGCGTTGTAACGGCTGAACTCAACCTCGCATCGCTCAATGTACCACTCGTGATATTTGATGCGTTTGTGGTGTCTACATCTGCGACATTGCTCAACCCTACTTGTGCTTTTGTGGTGGCGTGTGGGTTGCTTGTGTTGGATGTGTGTGATGTAAGCGTGGAAAGGTTTGCCGTGATTTGAGCTTGTAACTTTCCAAAGGCAATCAACACCGAATCAGTTGCAGAAATCACCGCATTGGTAGCCAATGACAAGCCAGTCAACACAACTGCCCTCACTCGTGCTGCGGTGAAATACTGATTTGTTCCTTCACTCAAGTCAGTTGTTGACTTTGCCGTGAACGCTGAATTGAATCTCGCTTGTGTGTAATAAAGGTTTGTGCCTTCGCTTATGTCGGTGGTTGTTAATACAACTGCACCCGTCTTTGTGTTCACCGATTGAACATTCCCTTGTGATGCGATGGTGATGGTTTGGAGTGCATCATCAAAGGTGATGGATGTGTTTGACCCAGCCAACAAAGTTGCTTTGACTTTCGTATAAACACGAGTATTTGTGAAATATAGGTTTGTCCCTTCAGCAAGGTTTGTGGTTGAACTTGCTTCCAATACTCTTTGTCCGATGTTGGCAAGGTTTGTCCGCTTGGTGACGTTCTCCGAATAGTCAACGATAGGTATACTATCCTGATTGACATCAATAGTTCCTATCGGATCAAGTTGTGAAATTTTCTTGTTACTCATAACTTTCTACCAATCTACCTCCATCCTCTTGGAGCAATAAAAATGAATCCTCTGTTAATAAAAAAACCGCCCTCAAAGCATCCACTTCATAGTTTCTTTTAACCAAATCCGTGAACCTTTCAAAGCCAATGTCCCTTTGAGTAGTGAATAATTTCTCAGTCAATTGAACCTCGTGTTCAACTCCCATATCTCGTTGCGTTATGTATATTTTCTCGCTCACGATACTTGATAGAATAATTCGTTGTTCAACAATGGGATGACTTTCAAGATGCCTGTCTCAACCAACTCATCAGCCAATGATGGGTTCAAGTTGTTAGATGAAATTTGAGCATAGATTCGGTATTCGTGTTCACCAACTTCCAATGTCTTTGCATCGGTTGCACCCTCATCAAAAAGAAACTTATTGTATCTCTCTGTTTGGGTGGATACATCGGTTAAAATGAAATTCTTCACCGCATCGGTTTGACGGCACTTCATACTGAATAAAAAATACGGGTTTGCAATGGTGACTTTTTCAGTCAACGTCACATACCAATACTCGGAATCTTGCTTTGTTACTTTCAGCATCTATTGAAAATAGCGAGATCAAAAATATGTAACAAAAAAAGGGAGAGCAATCGCCCTCCCTTCTTAGCCTATGAACAAAGAATCAATTAGATACCTAAAGCGGTAACAACAGAAGCTTGTAATTTGAAAGGTGCTTCCGCTTCGATAGCTGAAAGCGTAACTTCATAACCGTTGGAATCTCCCATCGCAGTACCAGTGTTGGCAACCATAGCGGTCACATCACATCCGTACTCCTTACCTACCAACCAATACTCATCGTTGTTGTTTTTCACGATGCAATAGCAACGACCTTGAGCAAGAAGCTTCATTTCGTTTCTTTTGGTGGTGGACAATCTGCGAAGTTTGAAAACAACATCCGATTGATTGAATGATGTTCCGTTCTCCACGGAGACGTTGGTGGTGATGGTTAATGAACCAGTTCCTTTTGGAAGCTCGTAATCATAAACATCACCACTTGCAACGGTTGTGGCAGTTACTTCACCACTTGCAACGGTGAATTTTGAATCAACCCAAGTGATAAGGTGGATTGATTTGATTCCGCCAACTGCGTCTTTGCAATCAAGCGTGAATCCTTGTGTGAGTAAACAAGCCATTATTTAAAAAATTAAAGGGTGAAGTAAACGATTTCGCCAGGGAAAGCAACCTGAACACCAGCCTTGAAAGTGAAACGAACACGAACTTCATCGTTGTCTTGTGAATACCACATCTTCACTTCTTCTTGCTCGTCAATCAAGTCAGTTCCCATAAAGAAGTTTGACAAAGAACCAGCAGCGATTTTGTTAGTTCCGTTCAAACCACCTACACCAATAACTCTCATATTAGTACCGGGGTAGATCATCTCCATTGCACTTGCAGCATCGGCTACGTAGTGGAACAAGTTGGCGTTTTTCAAGTTAACCAACATCAACTTATAGGTGTCGATTCCTACGAAACAAACCAAGTCAGTTTTTTCAGCAACGGCAGCTGGAATGTTAGCGTATACTTGATCCAAGATATCGTCTACGTTCGCAGCGGTGATTGAAGTGAAAGTGGTTGGAGCAGCGTTCGCCAATACTGGAGAGGCGGCAGCAATGATTTTATTAAAACCATCGAAACGGTTCAAGTTAGGGTTACCACTTGCGGTGTCACCTTGCCACATTGCAACTTCCAAAGTTTGTGCAATAACGGCAGCCTTTTCACTACCTACTTGCTCTTCAAATGGAATCATTGTTGGTGAACCAGGCATGATTTGTGTTTGCATCCATTTGGCTTCCAATGTTTTTGGGCAAAGGGTTTCTTCAACTTTTACAGCACCAACGGTGATGTTTCTTTGAGTGAAGGCAGTTGTTCCACTTGGGTTGTAACCGCAACCATCCGCTTGAAAGAAAACGGTTGAAGCAAGGATGTTCAAAGCGGCAGCAGATTTGATACCTACTTGAACTTGGTTAGAAGATTGCAACAAAGTTGCAGTTTTGCTCCCGAAAAGAGCTTTAACCAACAAATCTGTAGATTGTTCGTTGGTGTAATTTGCGAGTGATCCTACTGAGAATGCCATAGTTTTATTTGTTTATTGCGTTTTTGAATTTTTTCAATGCTTCAAACTGGTCGTTTTTCTTGTTTGAAACGGGAGTTTTGATTGGGGTTTCACTTGGTAAATCAGCAATCTTCTCAATCAAGTCAATTGCTTTGCTCATTGCTTCTTTGTGCTGGTTGTTAGATGTAGACAAAGCCACAACTTTTGCAGACAATTCAGCGATTGCAGATTCCAACTTGGAAACAACGTCATTGAAATGAGATACGGTTGCGAACTCTTCGGCTTCGATTTCGATTTCAATTTCGGGTTCAACGATTTCGGTCACAATACCACCTACGGTTGTAACCAACAAACCACCTTCAACCTCGTGGGTTGCATCAGGTGCTGGGATAGAACCTTCAGCAGTTTGAACGAAGATGGCAGTTCCCACCATCAATTCGCCTTCCCATTCAACGATTGTTCCATCAGTCAAAGTGGCGGTTGCCATCTCAACTTTGATTTCTTCTTCGGAGAATCCCAACATCGTGCGGATTTCCTTGAGTGTTTCTTTTGCGTTCATTTTGATATAAATTAGATTTTGTTTTTACTTGTTGCAATTTTACTTTC